TGCTTCAATATATGAACATTCTGCTTTTGATTTACAGTAATATAGTATTTGTCTAGTGAATTTGTCTGCGCCTAGAGTTTGTATGTCTTTTTTGAGTTCGTCGTTTGAGCCATAATATTCTTGCCAATCGCTATCTATTTTGCTTCTGATCTTCTTTTTCTTTTTGTTACCGTTTTTAAGTTTTACTGTTCGTACTGTAGTTTTTGAAAATTTGGCTAACTTCTTTCCTATGTATTTGCGCCCAGATACAGTATTTGTTATCAAATACACAAATCCTACGCAATCTTCAGGAAGTGATTCCACAAGAGTGGATTCGAATAGCCATGACATACAGCATTAATTATGACTGATGCAGTCAAAGCAAAAATTACGATATATCCACATCAGTATTATAACTGGTAAATCCATTTTCTTTAACTACACTCAACACATTGTTAACACGCCCGGCTAGTTCATCTTTGTGCGAAACAAGCCAAACGGACCGATTACCTTCTCTGCTCATTTTCTTAAGAATAGCTAGACTGTTTTCTACACCCGAACTATCCATGCCGGTATCAATGACTTCATCAATAAACAATAGATTGATAGGTTGATATAAACTTTCCCACACATCTCTAAATGCCCAGCTTAAACTTAGAATTAATCTGTTGCGTTCGCCTCGGCTCAAGTTGTCAAAGTCCAGCTCTCTACCCAGTTCTTCAATGCTGACAGAAAGATCATTTTGGAACTTGACAGTGTGTGGTAATCCAATTCTATCCAAGTACTGACTCAATCTAGCGTTTAGATAACTTAGATTTTGATCAATGATTCTTTTGCGAATGAAACTGTCTTTGTTGGTCAATAGTTTAAGCAAGAACTCTTGATGTTCTCTAATATTGGCCAATTCATTAATCATGTCATAATTAATTTCTTCTAGAGCTTGAGTTTCCATCTCTCGGATTTGCTCTGCATATGGATCTATTTCTGTTTGTTTTGTTGTTAATTGTTGTTTTAGATTGGCCACAGTGTTTCTATGATTGATAGCATCCTCTTTGTTATCGTAAAACACTTGAGGCATAGGACCTGGATTGCCAATAAGCCCCAGTGCTTCTACATGACTGTGCAATTGTTCATCGTTGGCAAGATACTGTAAAGAAGTTTCTGTCAGCGTATTGCGTTTTTCTTCTAACACTTGCTCGTGTTTGTGATCGTGAATTGCCTGACCGCAGGCATAACACTCATGCTTTTCTAGTTTTTCAATTTCTAATTTTAACTTGTCTAACTGTTTTAATAGTTTGACTTGTTCAGTTTCGCAAGCAATTTTCCAGCGATTAATTTCTGCGGCTTTTTTAGTTTTTTCATTATGTGCATCTAGTGCGTCGTGATTGGCAAGCTCTTGGTCAATATCTAAATCACCAACAACTGCCAAAGCTTTTTCTAATTCTGCCAATTCATTTGCCTGTTTATTTTTCCACATGGTTTGTCTACGCCGTGTAGATTCAATTTGTTCTTGAATACGACCATTGGCATCTGTTACTGCTTTAATACGATACTCTTCTTGTGTTAAAGCATCTCGTGTGGCTTTTAACTGCTCTTTAAGTGCATCGGCTTTTTCCGACAGCATGGTGATTCCAAGCAACTGTTCAATAATAGCTCGCTGATCATTTGCTTTAAGAGCTAAAAATGGCTCGGTATATGTGTTAAGTGCAACAATATGTTTAAACATGTCGTGACTCATACCCAGCATGCGTTCAATCTCTGCCTGGGTTTCTCTTGAGTCACCTTGACTTTCATCAGTGATCTGTTGTTCTTGTCCACCTACATAAAATGCCATTGTGTTGGGCTTGCGACCGCGCTCGATCCGATAGTCAATGCCATCTTTTTCAAATTCAATAGTAACCAACATATTCTTACCATTTGTTTTATTGATAAGATTGTCTTTTTTAATGTTGGTTAAAGCGGAACCATACAGAGCATAACTTAGTGCATTAATAATGGTTGTTTTGCCAGTTCCATTCCTGGCTCCTGTATCGTCTCCGCCTAGGTCTAAATTTTGCCCCAAGACAAGAGTAAGATCTCGACGATCAAACTGAACAGCCTGGGTAGCATTACCCACGCTCATAAAGTTTTTTACTGCCAGTGTTTTTATTTTAAACATAATTATCTATCAAATAATTTCCAAATTTAGCATGAGCTTCTTCGCCCGGATGACCGTCTATTCCGTATTTTTCAAAATCTTTAGGAACAAGTTTCAAAGACAAAGCATAGTCTCGAAAAGTAAAATCCCATAAATTAATAACTGATTGATCTTGATTAACAGTTGTGACAAAATCTTTTAAAAACGGTGAATTGATATCTACATCTGGTAAGCTTGGAAGTTTTTGAGTATTATTAAACAAAATTAATTTTATATTGTTTGCTTTAGTGTAAGTAGATAACAATATAACATCAGTAAGTAAATTAGTCACTTCTGCTTCTTTATTCATATGAATCAACCACTGTTTGTAGTAATCTTTAATCTCTTGATCAGCATGTTCGAAAATTTCTTTAACATCGTGTGCAAATATGCCGTTGCTCCAATCTAAATTTTGAATTTTAAAATTACTAATCGGATGAAAATCACCATCATTGTCAATTGTTTTTTTAAATGGTTGCCAAAGCTCTGTTCTACTGATATAAGTTAACCCAATCAATGCAACTATACTTTTATAATTATTTTTTAACTTAATCAACGATCGTAGTGTAGTTCGTATAATTCTACGATTGCAACTAGCCGGCATGCCTTCGTTAACTAACTGAGCTGCAAGGTGTTTTGCAACGATTTCTGGATATATTGTATGCCCTTGATTGGGAGCACCAAAACTACAGGAATTTGAGTAAACTAACATTAATTATTGAGATTTATAAATTTCTATAAATGTCAAGCAATAGTGTTTTATTATACTGCTCGCTTTGAATATTTGTAAGTTGATTGGTAACAATAGTGTCTACACTTTCAAACATAATATTACCAGTGATATCATAATTGATATCTTCGCTAACTACTTTTTGTGGAATTAATGTAATTTCTCGTAAGTTGTAGGTGTTAACAAAAGTTTCTTTAATAAATGTTGCTTCTTCGTAGCTAATATCTACATCAAGATTAACACGAACATGCATACCCTTGTTTAACAATGCATCTGTGTTAGTAAGAACATCACTTAGCTGATATACACGATATCTAGGTTGGTCAGGCCAAGCATGATACTCAGGCTCTTTGCCCCACTCCAATATCATCATACCACGCTCGTCGTCGTGATTGTCTGCGTAGTTGTGCGGAAAGCAATTACCAATATAAGTTATATTCTTTTGTGTTTGTCTTTTATGAAAGTGTCCGGTGAACACATGTTCGATACCTGTAAAGTCTTCTCGCTTGACATCACCATGGTCGGGCATTTGTACCATTGCATTCATGTAGAATGTTGGTAATTCAAAATGTCCAAACATGTACTTGGCACTCAGCTTTGGTATACGCTTATAGTCCTCGCCTACTAACCAAGGGGCCACAATAACATCACCGCTGTGTAGCCAATCATTACAAATGACCACATTTGGTAAGTGTTTAGCCCATTCAACACTTTGGACATCACGCTTGTCGCGATAATATAAGTCATGATTGCCAGGAATGAAGTAAACACGATCGAAATTATCGTTGAGATGTTCCAAAGCACGGAGACTATAGTTAAGAGTGACAATATTGATACTAGCACGATTGTTATGCCAGTCTCCAAGAAAAAATGCTGTTTCACACCCTTCCTCTTTTGCTTTTGCTGTAAACCATTTGATAAAATTTAAACAGTCGTCATTGTGTGTTTGGCTGTTGCTTTTTAATCCAAAGTGTATATCTGTACAGACTGCTGCTCGCTTGAATAGATTAGACATTGTTTAATTATATTTGAAATTTATTCTAGATGCAAATTTACTAATGCCATAACATGTGGCCACAGCTGGTCAAATTTTTGATCACTCCATTGATTGTACCAAATAATTTTATCGTAAAAATCTTTTTTGTTAATTGGTTTTTGAGTTTCTAAAGATAACGCTGTCCTAACATCCTCTATACCAATAATTGGATAAAAATGCAAATCGTCTGGATGAATAGAATTTTTATGAATTTCGACCGCTGCTTCTAATTCTGCCAGTGCCTGTTCCTTGATTTTCATGGGCATATCAAACACGCTCATGGTATCATTATTATCAATGCCCATTAAATTAAATTTTTTTATTCCCAACGATACTAATTTTTTAAAAGTAGCGGTTATATCAAAAGCACTAAACATGCTGTAAACAAAATTAACTGAAACAGAATTTGGAAAATATTGTGTTAAAAATAAAAGATTCTTTTCTACTTGTTCCCAGGACGCCTTATTTCGTACATACTCAAATTGGCCATCAATATTTTCCATACTAATGTTCCATACCATAGAATTACTCCTGGCAAGTAAAGCATCTAAACAAGGTAATTCTTCTAAATTATATGCAAGATTGGTTATAACAGAAATTTTTGTATCTAAAGGAATTTTTTTTAGAATTTGGTAGTTTTGCTTCATTAGTAGAGGTTCTCCGCCTACTAACATTAATTCTCTTAAATCGGCAGAATTGTCAATGATCCAGTCAGCTACTTGATCGTGGTATTCTTGGTTTATCTCAATGTTCACTTTGCTTTTTAGAGACGCAGCCCATTGATTACTAAATGTAGGAGAGCAATACATACACTGTAAGTTGCAGTTGTTACTCCATCTTATGTCAATTACCTTAAGTTTTAACTTGTCTAGATCGATGTCGTGGTAATATCTATTGTAGTAATCTCTCAACGATGTAATTGAGTTCTTGCTTTGATTAACGCACAAGCCACAATTTTCATTGTCAACATAATTGCTTTTAAAAGTGTTTTGTATATCTTTTAAAATTTTTGAATTTTGGATCTCGTGTATAGGAGTTTTGTTTATATTACCTAGACTTTTTTGACCAACACAACAGGTGCGTACATCTCCGTTTTCTCTAATGGTTAAACCATTCCACGGTGCAGTACAATAAACTTTTTTTAGTGTCTCGGTTGTCATTATGTGTTTGACTATCTCTTTTTAATCCAAAATGAACATCCTGCAAATAATACTTTGTTAATCGTCATTATAGTCGCCAGACTGTGGATTGCCACCCCAGGACCCCATTCCCTGTCTAGTATAACTTGGAGTAAGCCCGTTCATCTCAAGGATATCGTCCCGGAGATTTTGATTACGCTTTTCAATATTGAGTACTCTAGTGAAGCTATTAGTGATAGCAGCAGTATAGTAGGCAAAAGGATTTTGAGACTTGCTTTCATCAAATTGTAGTCCGATCTGTGATAATTGTAAAAGAGCTTGACTACGCATTTCGTCGTTATAAGTATAGCCACGCCAGTTAGATCTAGTGGCGTAACGCTCACACAATTTTATAAACATGTGTGCTAGTGTGCGAGTCATTGTACCGTGTTCGCGATTAAATTGCCCTTTAACAATATCTCCTTGCCAGTGGCTTTTACCAACACAGTAAGGCACCCCATCCTCGTCAATTTTAAAGTGCTGAAATGGAGGAAAATTTACTTTCATAAATTTGCTAGGAGTACTTTCTCCTAACTGATCGTCGTATTCGGTAATCGGATTCTCTTCGTCATTGACAAGTTGTGGTTTGGCTTTTTTTGATTTTGAAGTGTCAGTAGGAATATGTTCCCATGTCATTATAC